CAACCTAACCAATAAACAACCCGATTAAAAATCGGGCCATTTACACAAACACAACCTATTTACTATGAAAACAAACTAATAATCTATACCTGATAAATTACCCTGTATTGATGCGACACATCCGTATAATTATTAGGTATGTGGCATATAATACTGTAAATATTAGATTTAACCGAAAATTTCATGGAATCCATGATGGCTGAATCTGTTTCGGTAAATGTATCAAATTTTATATAAACTTTATTAGCCATTGATAGCATAAAATTACTACCATTAATACTAAAATCACCCTCATAACATTTTAAAAATGCCCTAAAATCGTTTAATCTTTGTTGGATAACGATCTGTTCCATTTTTTGTGGTGTCGTATCTTGCGCTCTTTTAAGGCCAAAAAACAAACCATATTTAGCATTATATAAAATGCTGTCATTCTGTAAATCATTTACATCAGAATTATAATTGTAAACACCATCATGTTCTAATAAATCACTTTTGTTATTATTATATAATGTACCGCTATATGTTACAGCTTTAAACCTTGATGCACCTATAGAATTTTGGATCAATCCTACATTATCAATATAGGTTCTATTAAATCCAAATCCTGTGTAATATGGTACTGCTACACCCACCAATAAATCACCATAAACTGCTAAACTTGGCAATCCTACATTTATATTCCTAAACTCAAAGGATTGGCATTCTACTGTTACTTCATTCCAAATAATAGTTCCTGTAACTACCCATGCATTAGTGGAGGCATTAAAATAGGATGATCCACCTGTGCCACCTCTTACATAATAAGCAATTTTATAGGTAAAATTAGTATTGCCATCATAATTATAATTATCAAATGCCACATCCATATTAAAATTCAATGTCAATTGATTGGATGATACATTAAATGTTTGGCAGGTAATGGCTGTACTTGGTGTGTACCCTCCAGATGATTGATAATTTGTAAATGAAACGGAATTAGCGCCATTGGCTGAAAATTCTGATCCCACAGTTAATGTAACACCGGCACCGGCATTCCAATATTGCAAATCAAATTCAAATCCTGCATTATAATTTGCATAAACTTGTTTGTTTTCAAGATCTACAGACATTTCATATTTTTTCAATGGCCTCTTTACAGATCTAACCATGTTTGAATTTCTTGGAATTAATTGGCTTTTAATTGTTCTTAAATAATTGGCTGTAGTATTACTTAAATTAGTTCCTGATGAATTGTAAACATAAAATTTAATATCTTCTGATCCACCATTTAAATATGCCTGCTTTGCTGTTAAAATTGCATTTCCTACTAATGCGCCACTTTGTATGCCTTCAATGATCCTTTGATCACCATAAGATGATGAATTAACAATGTACCACCGGCCATAACTTTGGAAAATCTTGACATTGGTAGCAATTAAAATAGATCTTAAAACCTTTTTTGCATCTAAAATATCATTGTCTTTTGTTATAAAGGCATTTGTTTTGATCAATAAATCTTCATAAATATTTGACCAATTGCCGGATATACCGGATCTAATATCATTTGATAACCATATATCAAAATCCAATCCTAATTGACCTAAATTCTGGTAAATAAATTCCCATAAAAATGTGTTTTTTGATTCATCTAATGTATCGGGCAACCATGTATTAAATCCTTTTAATTGACCTAATCCATCAATGGCTGTTAATTCAATGTTATATGGTGGTGTAATTATTGCTTCCTGATAAACGTCATTAGTAATAAATCCTGCCCAATAAACAGACCAATTGCCAACTGATTCTTGAAAATACAGGATTAGTTTATATTCTCTTTCATCGTATTCAAAGAAATTATCATAGGTAACATCATCAGTTACTTTTAAATTTAATGTTGCTGATGATCCAATCAATGGCTCATAAATATCATCATCTGATTTCCATTCAATTGCCATGGGTTCACCATCGCAAATCATAGGATAAACAGTACCGGAATAATCTTTTTTTAAGATCTCAATTTTGCGCTGATTGCCTTGTACATCTGAAAATTCTAATCTATATTTTGCACCGTATGCCATAATTATCCTATTCTATTTCGTGTTTTTTCTGCCCTCTGTAATGCTAAAATTAAATCTTGGCCTCTCACTACAAATTCCCCTGATAAATTCATGTCATTGCCTCCACCAAAATCCATCATGTTTTGTAGTTTAGATAATGGCGCAATTACTTCCGGATTTGATTTAGCACCCATGTACTCACCCATTAATCCCATTGTTGGCCCACTAACTATACCACCTTTGGCAAATGCACTTATTCCTGTAAATGCACCTTGTACCACTCCCATGGCGGCTGCAATAAACGGTGCTAATGCTACTAAACCTGCCGGCCCTGCTGCTGCTGCTGCGTTTGTTCCAATGGTAACTGCATTGGCTTGTGATTCTGCATATTTTGTGGCAACTTTTTTCTTTCCGAATATTGATTCTGCTATAGCCATGGCACCCATTTGAACTAATACATTTGCCATTGCTCCAATAAATCCTTCTAATCCTGTTTTAGCTAATCCAAATGAATTTACAATGCTATTTCCTATGCTTTGGAATACTTGTTGTGTAGTATTTTTTAGCATATCCATTGATTGCATATACATATTAAATTGTTCTGATTGCAGTGCCAATTGTTCTTGAATTACTGTAGTACTTGCAGTGATTTGCTGATCCATTACTGCAAATGGTGATGCTATATTACTAACCTGACCATATAATTTTTGAACTGATGTAAAAAATTCCGATTGCGTAATATCATAATTAAAAAAGCTACGCAAAAGTTTGCCAAATTCTTGGCCTTTTGATGATGTGGTGGCTAAAAATCTGTTTAAAACATTTTCTTGGCCTGATGTTACTGTTCTGCTAATTGATTGTAAATCCGAAAATATATCCTTATTAAGATCACTAATTTTACTTCCTAATGCACTAAAATCAAATTTAGCTGCTGCGCTTTCTTCATCCCCACCCAAAACACTTAAATCTGGGCCACCACCTACATTAATATTTTGTGCCTTTCTTAATTGAGAAATTATGGCTTTATTTTCATTGTATAATTTAGCCTGTTGATTTCTTTCTGCTAAAATTTGTTGTGGTGTTCTTTGCATTGTAGTTGCCGTACTCATTGTAGTCAACTTTGGCTGATTTACCATTCTAGCTTCTTGATCAAGCAATGCAATTTTTTTCTTTATAGCTTCATTAGTTGCTAAAACTACTTCAAGATTCTTTTTTTGATCCTCTGTTAATTTATTTGTTTCACCTAATGCCTTATTGTAATCATAGGCTGATTCAGCGACATATCCTAAACCTGCTATTAACACCCCTAATGCGCCTGATTTACCTATAGTTAAATTAAATTTACCGGCTGCACTTGTTAATAATTTAAATCCGGTTAATACTTTTGGTAGAATTGATCCTGCTAAAAATAGTAATGGCCCTGTGGCAGCTGCAATTCCTGCAATAGTTAAAATAAAAGTTTTTGTGGCAGGGGATAAATCACGCAAATACCCTAAAATTGAATTAAACTTTGTAATAATTTGTGTTACTGCCGGCAATATTACTGAACCAAATTGCACTCCCAATTCTTTTAATGATTCATTAAACATCCTCATTTGATTGGCTGCGCCTCCACCTGTTCTTTCAAAATCACCCTGTGCATTGGCATTACTTTTTAAAACATATTGGTATCTCAAAAGTACTTTTTCGCCTTGTGTCATTTCAGAATACAATTTTTTAACACCATTCGCCAATGCAAATGTTTTTAAATTGTCCTCTGTCATAACAGTTCCCAATCTTTTTAGTGATTCAGTTTCACCTGTAAAAACTCCACTTAAAGCTGTCGTAACTTCTTCAATATTCATGTTTTTAAACGATGATAGATCACCGGCTAAACCCACCATTGATGTACTTAATTTGGCTGCTTGGCTTGTAGATAATCCCATTGATGTGGCCATATCTCCAAACTGTGCTGACATATCTAATGCCGTACCTTCTGCAATACCAAATGATTTTAAAGATGTTTTTGCAAATGCTTGAACTTCTTTTGATGAATCTTTAAACGCTACATTAACTTTATTTAATGATTCTTCAAAATCAGATGCTAATTTAATTGCTGCACCTCCTGCCAATGCTAATGGCGCTGTCAATCGTAATGATAATGATTGACCAATGTCTTTCATTTTAGCACTAAATCCTGCTAATTTCTTTTCAGCTGATGATAAGGCTGCCTCCAAATCTTTGGAATTGCCATTAATAAATATCTCTAATGTATTTGCCATGCCTCAAAGTTATAAAAAAAACCAATCCTTACTTTGATTGGCTTTTCTTGATTTGTTCCATAAATGCTTTTAATTCTTCCGGTGATGATTTCGGTGTACCCTTATTTAAATAAACATCCTGTGGCAAAGGAAATAGTTTATCTGGTGTAATTAATTGTGATCTCTTTTTGGCTGTGGAATTGACTATCATAGTACTTTCAAACCTACTCATTTCCCAAAATAGATTCATTTTAATTGACCAACTTTCCCCTAACAACGCATTTTCTTTCCATGTATTGCGCCAAAAATGATCTGGTAAAATACCTGCTTGACCAATGTAATAATCAAGCATGGCATCCCATGTTAGGGGTTTATCAGCTTTGGGTTTTTTGTCGATTTAGATACGTTTCTACGCACTCCTGCATTTAGATCATTACCTAAAACCCTTGATTCCATCAATGTATTTATAATGGTTTCCAATGATTTTTGATCAATATCATCCATCCATGCACCAACCGAAAATTTATTATAATCTATTTCATTATTATTTTCTTGATCATAAGCAATAATAACTGCATAAACAAGATCACGCATTGTGGCCATGGATAAACCGGATCCAAAAACCTTGTCAACCTCGGATATTTTAAATCCCGATGCTTCCTCAAATGCTGCCCAAAAATTCATTGAAAAATGTAATGTACGGATTTTGCCTCCCAAATCTAATTGGCAGTACCCTCTGCGTTTGTTAACTTCCATTTGTTTTTATGATTAGATTAAATTCAAATACCCAACACCATTTCTGATGTTGGGTTAATATATTGTGCAAACTAAATTATGCGTTTGTTGATTTAACAATAG